CTATGCCCGCATTGGGATGATGACGGCGCCGCCTCCGGTGTCCTTCCGGTGGAACGCCCCCGGCGCCAGCCTCTCTATCTCATCAATCAGCTGCTCAAGGGCGCGGGTGCAATCGGCCAGATAGGCCGGATCAAAGGCCGCATAGAGGTCCGTCACGCTGTCTATGCGGCGGTGCCCCAATTGCAGCTCCAGTTGCTCGCTAGGAACCTTGCGCGCCGGATCGCGCAGCAGCTGCGCCACCGATCGGCGGATAAGCTTCTGACCATTCTCGCCATCCTTGGGCCAGCCCAGCTTTTCGCACATGGTGTCGAACGCGCTGCGTATGTTGCCGCTCTTCACGAACAGCCCTTCGCACCCGTCCAGATGCAAGGCGAACTGGCGGGGCGCGATGATGGTGGCGCGATACTTCTTCGTCTGCCGGCGGCCGATCGGGTTCAGGTGCAGCACGCGGCTGGCGCTGTCCCATTGCCGGCGCCTGGGATCGGTCGAGATATCATAGACCGCATCCGGGCGCGCGGCGGTGCAGACGCTGGCGATCAGCCACTGATGCAGCGCCTTGCGCTTCTGCGGAAACTGCGGGTCGATCGCATATTCGAATGCAGCGGCCAGTTCCTTCACCGTCAGGCGGCGGCGCGGCGTCCTGTTCAGTTCCTTGGTCTGGATCGGGCGGAACTGAACAGGCCGGGCCACGTCGCCGCGATCGTGCGCGGCGGTGATGGCTGCGGCCAAGGCGATGACGCTATTTTCGATGGTCGACGGCGCGCGCGGCTCTTCGCGGACACGGCCGCTGGTGAAGATTACGGGCTGCTTGGCCGCCCAATCGCGGAAGCCCTGCACCCATGTCTCATTAACTTGGCGGCATCGGATGTTGGGGCTGGACAGCGTGCCGATATAGTCGACCACATGGGCAAGGCGGGCCTCAAGGATTTTGTCATCCTTGAGCGCCAGATAATCGACGATCGCCTTGGTGACGAAGTAGCTGGCGTCTTCCGCGTTGCGGCGCTGGCCGCAGGTGGGGCAGATCGCCGCCCCTTCCGTATTCTGAAGGTAGTGGCGGTCTAGTGCGCGCTTCGCCTGCGCGTCATCTGCTGTGCCCGTTGAAAGGCTTCTGAGCCGTCCTCGCTCGGGGTCATACCAGAAGATGGCGAGGTTGGGGGATCGAAGGGTGCCGTCTCGCTTGCGGTCCCAATCGAGCCAATAGGCACCGCGCTGATAAACTCCCTGCGCCTTTGCGCGTCTCGGCATCGTGCATCTTCTTTCTGTATGGCGGCTGCCGCCTGCTGGATCGCATCATTACCGCCGTGCAGGAAGAACAAGTCAAGATCGGCGTCGGTCAGGCGGATGCCCCTGCCCTTGTCGCGGGCGCGCGACAGGCGGCGGGCGAGGTCGGAAACGGCGTTCATGCGGCGGCCCTTTCGGGATGCTCTGGCGCCGGTTGATCCAGCACGTAGAGCAAGGTGAACTGAATTGCATATTGCAGATCGCGCAGGCCCCGCACCTTGCCGGGCAGCGCGTAGAAAGCTTCTGGCGCTTTCCGCAGGGTGGCCGCGATACTTTCGACCATGATCCGCTTATGTTCGACCGGCCAATGGATCGGCCGGCGCTCGCCATTCAGGATGCGCGCGAAATGCTCGATGTTGGACCAGATTATTTCGTCCTCGATCGCAGTGTTGCTGTCCAGTCTGCCCGCGCGTTCCCACGCCACCTTACGGCGGGCGCGTTCCTCGCGGGCGATCTGGACCAGCTGGAAAGGTGCGGGCCGGGTCATCGCGTGATGACCCTGAGCGGCACACGGATATGACGCGGCCAAACGCGCGGAGCATCGGTCACCACGATTGGCTTCCAGAAGATGGGAATTTGCCCATGATACTGGTGACCTTCCGGGTATGGCTCGCCATATTCACCAAGCAGCCACTGATCGGTTAGGCGGTTGTGCCATGGCCGTTCCGCGCGGCGCCACTGCTTGCCGGGCGTCGTTCCAGTCGGAAGCGACGTTGAATATTCCGGCAGCGCGCGCAGCTGTGCTGTGGTGAGAAAGACGCGATCAGCCATGGCTTGCTTCTCCAGCAAGGCCGCAGGTGCATGGGACCACGTGTGCATCCTTTAGCGACCCGCCATCATCGTCCCGGCACACACGCGAGGCGAAGGCTTCGGCGGCCTTGTCGAGCTGGCGCAGGGTGTCGTGGCTGGCCTGACATTCGTCGACGCTTTCGCGTCCATATTCATCAAGCACTTCCCGCGCAGCGACCACCAGAGCCGCGACATCGGCGGGAACTGCTGGGGCGAGCGCACGGCGGGCCTCGCGGATCAGTACGGCGGCCCACTGCTGCGCGTCTTCGGTCAGACTGTGCCATTCGGGCGCGGCGTAGACGCGCAGCACCGGATTGCTGTCGACAAGAGCGTGGGCAAGGCGAAGCTCTTCCTGGGTGGGAAGTTGCGTCCGCCCGACGCCGGCAGGCGCGGCAAGGTTGAGCAAGGCGACGATGCCCTGCGCCTCCGGCTCCGACAGGAAGCGCTGGTCTTCGTCCAGATCGTCAGAAGCGGCGCGGCAAATATACCAGCGGCCATCGGGTATCTTGAACGGACGCGCCTCATATTGTGGCGGCGTCCGCACGATATGGCGCGGGTCGAGATAGTCGAGGATGCGGGTATAAAAGAGCGCTTCCTCTGCATCGTCGGGGCCGCCCTGGGCGTCGATCGATAGGCGGAACGCATCGGCCAGCTTTTCGCCGACCGACACCGCAAAGGCAGTGTCACCCAGCTGGTTGCCTTCGCGAGCGAAGGCCAACAGCTCGCTGGCGGCCTCGCTGGCGCAACTGGCGGCAGCGATGGCCTTGGACCGGGTGTCGGGCACGGCGATGCCGAAGCCGCATTCGCAAATGACGGTGTCGCGGCCGGCGCAATCGCGGGTCGACCAGATGCGGTCGCAATTGGGGCAGCAAAGGATCAGCTTAGACATGCTTGGCCTCCAGTTCAGCGACGCGGGCGCGCAGCTGCATGTTGTCGTGGTGCAGGGTGCTGAGCCGCGCGCGGTAGCTGGTGTTGCTGCGGCACAGGCGGCGGACATCATTGGCGCGCTTGCGCTCGGCGATCCCGTCCAGATAGGACGCGACGCCCATCGCCGTGTTCACGGCGGTTACGGCTCGGCTGTCCATGTCAGTCGATCCTTTCGAAGCCGGTGGGGGTGAGGCGCGAGAAGCCGGTGCTGGTCATTTCGACATCGCCCAGCTTCTTCACGGTGTGGGCCGGGCCGGGCACAGGCTTGCGCCACGGTGGGCGATAGCGGGTCGCGGGCCGACGATCGGCAAGGGTGCGGCGCGCCATATCAGCCCGCCGCCCGCTGTTGCTTCCGGCTTTCCTGCCGGATGATCGCCTGCGCGCGCTTGATGTTCTTAGCCGCGTCCCATTTGGCGATGTTCAGCTGTGCCAACGCCATTGCAGCGGCGGCGGCGCGGCTCGACCAAACTCCGTTCAGGGCTTCGTCCGTCATAGGCTGGCTGACCGCGCCGGGCACGGCGGGGCGCAATTCGAAATAATAGTTGTCGCCCCAGACGATGGTCCAATTCGGCGCGCCCATCATTGCACCGCCTTTTGTTCGGGGTGCCATGCCGGCGCATGCGACGCTTCGCCGATCGCGATCCGCGCAGTTTTTATGTCGACCACGCGCACTTCGGCCTCTGGCCAATCGAGACGAATGGCGCGATCGATGTCACGCAGATCGCTGGTGGTCAGCACAAGCCGGTTGTCGGCCGGGATTTCGTGCTGCCTGGCATCCCAGCAATCCACGACGTGGGTCGCGCCGTAGGCGCGCGCAAAGGCCGCCTTGTGGAAGGTCTTTCCGCTGCGCATGGGGCCATGAATGATCGTGATCATTCCGACACCGCCTTCGCCGTGCGGCGATAGACCGGGCTGCGGTTCGGTTCGGCGCCGGCATAGCCATCCTTGTGCCAGCCCAGCCCGCGCATGATTTCGACCAGATGATAATTGTCCCGGAAGGCCGGGACATCGCCGGCAGCGTGGGCGACATGCAAATGGTGGCCCAGATCGCGCAGGACCACTTCGTTACGATCGCGCAGGTGGCGCGCGACATAGAGGGCAAGGCGGCGGGTGTCGCGGCCGATGCCCTTGACGGCGTGGATGCCGTCACTGTCGACAAGATTGGCGTCGACCAGATCGGCCACGGGTTCGCGGCGCCGGCTCTGTGCGCCCGCGCCATCGCGGACGATCAGCGCGGTGGCGCCATTGTCGAACAGCTGGCGGATCGTCCAGCGCAGGCCCTTCGACAGCACGACGCTGCCGGGAAACGGAAAATCGATAGGCGCATGAAGCATGATTGCCTCCCGTTGAGTGAACGAGAGGCTTATATTGTCATCTTTTGCTAACAGTCAATCGGATTGTTTGCGTTCGATGACATCTCTTGCAAACATCAGAAAAGCACAAGCTCGCGGTAGGGTATGACGCGATGGATCATCGCGACATCTTTGGTCGACACGTTGAAAGTGAGACGAGGGTTCAATTGCAGCAGCTCAAGGTAGGACGCTGTGCGCTTCTGAAGCCGCTTGATCAGGACGGAGTGAACGCGTTCGCCATCGTGCCCGTCAGCCTGGCGCAGATAAACTACCACATCATCGCCAATGCGAGGCGTCGTCTTCGGGTCGACATACACAGGATCGCCGGGGTCCCAGCGATCGGACATGGATGACCCCACGACAGTCACCGCATATACATCTCGGCGCTTCAACAGGGCGGCAGGACGGCGCGCATAGTCATGAACATCACCCAGGAAGAGGTCCGTAACTTCAGCGACGACTGCGCGCCCGTCTTCCTCGAATTCCAAATCAGCGCCTAACGCAGACCCAACAACCGGCACGTCCCGCAATTCCCCTTCAGCCATAAACGGCAGCGACTTAGCGCGCACCTCTTGCGCCCGACTTTCAGGCGATGCGTCAGGCGCGCTCATTGCATAGAATTGCGCAGGCGTGATGCCGATCGCCTCCAGTAGCTTTTCGACGATGTCGTTTCTCGCGCGCCCCCTCTGACGAAGGTTCGAAAAGAAGGAGCGGTTCACCCCAGCCTGAACCAGCCACTGGTTAGGCGTGAGGCTGGCGGGCTTCGCGGCCATCAACTGGCGGTAAAGCAGCGGTTCTTCGGGCGTTTCCATTGTGTCAGCAATTTCGCACAAACTAGCGCCAACGTCATTTTCATCTATTGCAAACATTATTGCTTGCGATGTTAGCGAACGATGACATATAGACGACGCCATGCTCATCACAGACCAACAGCTGATCGAGAAGATCGAGGCGTTTTTAGATCGTCATCAGATGGCGCCGACGCGCTTCGGGCGTGAAGCAACGCGGGAAGCCGCGCTGCTGACGACGCTGAAAAGCGGCAGGTCTGTTTCGCTCGCACGGGCCAATCGGATCGTTTCATTCATGGAACGCTATGATCGCGACCACGCGGCGTCACCCCATAGCAAATCCGAAAATATCGGGCAGGCCGCCTGATATGGCGCGGGGGGCGGAAAATCTGGGGCCGGCAGATATCGCGATCAGCGAGGCCACGGCCGATGCAGTGCATGCAGCCGGTCGACAGGTCTATGTCAGCCGCATGCTGGAGCGCAGCCAATCCACGGTGGCGCAGTGGGGCAATAGCGAAGTCGCTGAATTCATTCCGCTGCGCCTGGTGCCGGTGGTGGAGAATATGTCCGCCGGTCAGGATGGATGGCCGCATATCACCCGCGCGTTGGCGAAGATGCAGGGTTTCGAGCTGTTCCGCCTGCCCGCGCCGGAAGGCGAGGCGATGGATTGGCTGGCCCAGATCGGCATCCTGTCGACCGAAGGGGCGGATATCACGCGCAAAATCTGCACGGCGATGGGCGACCGCAAGGTGTGCGCCCACGATGTGAAGCGGCTGGGCATGATCGAGGATGCGGAACAGCTGGTCAGCGTGGCGGTCGCCATACTTGCCCGGCTGCGCGCGGTGGCGGGGGAATGACGTTCATGAAGCCGGAACAATTTCGCAGCTGGGCCGAACGCGCGCAGCCGGGTGAGGACGTGGTTTATGCCGAAGGCGTCCGCCCCGGCGACGCGATCGGCGCCACGGTGCGCGGGCTGCATGACGCCGGGCTGGTCGCCATGACCAGCAAGCGGGTCGACGGCCGGTTACGCTTCATCGCGCAGCGCCTGCCCGATCCGCGCCCGTCGCAGCTTCGCGCCCGACAGGTGCCGCAACGGGGCCGGTTCCAGCTGGCGGCCAATGACGGCGCGATGACGACGCGGGCAGTGCTGCGCATCCTGCAACAGGCGGCTGCACGTGGCCTGCCCTGCCCCACCAATGAAGAGCTGGCCAAGCGGGTCGGCCTGAATGGCAAGGTAGCGGCGTCCTATCGCGTCCGCCGCCTGGTGCAGCTGGGCAAGATCAGCGTGGAAGAGCCTTCGCCGCTGGAACGGCGGGTGGTGACCATCCTGGCCACCGGCAAGCAGACACAAAGGGCGATGCTGTGACCGCCGCCCTTCCCCTTTTCAAATCCGTCGCCTTCGGGTCGCACGACGGAACGGGCGCGGCGCCCAGCCCTGTGGCAGCCGCGCCCGCCAAACACTGAGGCGGCGCGGCGGTGGAGCTGGACGGGACCGACATGGCGACCAGCCTGACACCCGGCGAACTCTATCGCCGCGCGCGCCGGATCGAGGCGCTGGCCCGGATCATCATGGATTGCACCACGCGCGGTTCCCGCAGCGCCGACAGCGCGCGGGCCAGCCAGTTGCTCAAGGAAATCGGCGCCATTGCCGGGGAAGGAAGCGAATGATGGGTATCCTGACCAAGCAGGCCTTCGGCCGCCTGCCGGTACCGAAGATCGACGCCGAACCGCTGCGCGTGGTGCGCATCCCCTGCCCGCGTTGCGGCACGGTGAATTGCGCTGACCATAGCGCGAGCGCGCTGACTTCGCGGGTGGTGGCGCCGACATTTTGGCGGGGCGGCTGACAGGATCGACGGGGCTTGCAGGCCCCGCCGTGGCCGCAAACGTCAGCGGCTCGATACAGGCGTGACCAGTCGGAGAGGCGGCGATTTTCTAGATAGAGAGGTACAATCATGGACGATCTGAAATTCAAGCTGGGCCAGCATGTTCGCCTGAAAACGAGCGACGAAGAAGGCCATGTGGTGGGCCGCGCGGAATATGAGGCGTCCGAACCGTCCTATTATATCCGCTATCGCGGCGGCGACGGTCGCCAGATCGAGGCGTGGTGGGGCGAAAGTGCCCTGACCGAAGCCTAAAATCATGTCGCCCTGGGCACGGCAGGAAAAGGCCCATTTCCCCGCAATTTGTAACCTTTGCCTGATTTCCGGGAACACTCGCCTTGTCTCTGCCCTCCCCCATTGCTGATCGCGTTGCGCGTCTGCGGGCGCGGGTGAGTATCGCCACGGTCATCGGTGCCGCCGTCAAGTTGGGCAAGGGTAACAAGCCGCGCGGCAAATGCCCCTTCCACGGATCGAAATCCGATAGCTTCGCGGTCGATGTCGATGGCTGGCGCGCCAAGTGCTGGGGCTGTGGCTGGTCGGGCGACGCGATCAAGTTCGTGCAGGATCATTACAGCCTGACCTTTGCCGAAGCCCTTGCCCGTCTGGAGGGTGGCCATACCGCCGATCTGGAGGCCGCGCCCCGCCGTCGCGAAAAGCAGAGTGTCCCGACGCGCGAGGTTGAAGTGATCGAGTCCATCGCGCTGGGCCGGCACCTTTGGAAGATCGGCCGCTATGATCCCGATGCGGTGCGCACCTATCTGATCGCGCGCGGGGTGCCGGCGTCGATCCTGACTGACCGACGCCTGTGTGATTTTCGCTTTGTCGGGCTGGGGCCGATCGTGCCCTGGCGCGTGGATCGCGGCCCCGACAGTGTGCCGCAGGCGCCCGCAATCGTGGCGCTGGTGCGCGGCCTGCCGGCATCTGGGCTTGGCCCCGGTCCCGAACATGATCTGGATGATTGGGCGCCGATCGGCGTCCATGTCACCTGGCTGCGGCCCGATTTGCGCGACAAGATGGTGCGCGAGCGCCGCGACGGTTCGAAATATCCCGCCCGCAAGATGCTGGGGCCGGTCGGCCATGGCGGCGTCTGGTTGCCTGGCGCTGATTATGGCCTGCCCTCACAGGTCGGTCTGTATGTCGGCGAAGGCAATGAGACTGTGCTGTCGGGCATGGCCATTTGTGGCGCCACCGACGACGATTGGGGTCTGGCGGCGCTGAGCCTTGGCAATCTGCAAGGGCCTGAGCCACGCATTCGCGGTGCAATCCCCTTGTTCGATCCGCGCCCCAGCATCGAGCGGCCACCGCTGCGCTTCGCCCATCGCGGGCGTGTCACCGGATTGATCGACGCCGACATGGCGCCCCTGCGCGGTCCCATAGACCGGGCGACGGGCGCCCATGTCGGCGAAAAGCTGATCGAAAAGAAGAATGGGCCGATCGTGCATCGCGAGCTGACCAGCGGCGAGCGATCGGAATTGTGCGGGACGCTGTTCGTGCGCGCCTGGCGCGCGATCGGCGCCGATGCGCGCGCCGTGCGGCCGCCCATGGGTCAAGATTTCAATGATGCTGCTAGGGAAGGAAGGATATGAGCGACCTTGGCGAAGGCCAGAGCAAGACATTGCTGCTGGGCCTCATCCGTCGTGGCAAGGCCATTCAGGACGAAATCAAGGATTTGCAGGCCGATCTGAGCGAGGTTTGCAAAGAGGGGAAGGTTGCCGGCTTCGACGGGACGAAGATCCGCGAAGTCATCAGCTGGCTATGCAAGGTCGACAAGCATGGCCGGGAAAAGGTGGATGAGGCGGAAGCGATTTTCGACCTGTACCGCAGCGTGGCCGATGGGGGCGCGGTCAAGCTGGATGAAATGATGGACAGTGCGCGCGACCGCGCGTTGCTCGCCATCTTCGCCCCTGAAGATCAGGCAGAAAAGAAGCTGACCAAGCGGCGCCAGACCATGCGGTCGGCGCTTGCGATGGCGCAGGCAGCGAAGGCGGCGCGTTCCTCATGACCAAGAAGACCATCATTCCCATTACCGTGGCCGACCCGCTGGTTACCGCGTGGCTCGACACGTCCGATTTCGGCAACGGCAAGCGCATTGTTGCCGTTGCCGCAGGCCGCCTGCTGTGGATTGAGGATTTGCAGGCCTTTGCCCATTATGATGGCACCCGCTGGTCGCTGGAGCGTGGCGCGATCGAGGCGCAGAGGATCGCTCACAAGGTTATCGAGCATATCGACGCGGAAGCGACGGCTTTGGGCGAAATCGCGGAGAATGCGATAGCCCTACGCGAGCGCGTCGGCGCCTGGTGTACGCCTGAGCTTGCTCAGAAACGGGTCGAAACCCTCCGTGGTCACGCCGTCCGATCGGGCAGCGCCGGCATGACATCGGGCATGCTCAAGCAGGCGCGATCCTTCCTGACCGCGATGCTGGCGGACTTCGACACGGATGAGCTGATCTACAACACGCTCAACTGCACGCTGCGATTTGTCGAGGTGGACAAGAAGTGGACGGTCAAAGCGCACCCCCATGATCCCAACGACATGCTGATGCAGGTCGCCAACGTCATTTATGATCCGAAGGCGACCGCCACCTTCTGGACTGAGCGTCTGGAAATGCTGACGCCTGATCCCGAGCAGCTGGCCGCGTTCAAGCCGCTCTATGGATATTCGCTGACCCGCCTTAGCTCTGACCAGTCCTTCTACGTCCATCAGGGCAAGGGCGGCGACGGCAAGTCCATGACGCATATGGCCCTGGCCGATCTGCATGGCGACTATTACCGGCATGCGGGGATCAAGACATTCCTCCAAGGCCGGGACGGCGGCGGCGCTGAGCATCGGTCGGACCTTGTGCGCCTGCGCGGTGATATCCGCTTTGTTACCAGCGACGAGCCTAAGAAATCATCGGTTTGGGACGGCGAGACGATCAAGCAAATCACCGGTAGCTTCGTCACCGCGCGCGGGGCGAATGAGCGGACGGAAATCACCTTCAAACCGCGCTTCAAGCTGTTCATCGAATGCAACATCATCCCGCGCGCGCCCAGCGACGACAAGGGTTTCCGGCGCCGGTTCAAGCTGTTCATGTGGTCGGTGTCGCTGGATGAGACGCCAGCGGGCGCCATGCAGCCCGACGAAGTGCTGCGGAGACTGAAAGAGGAAAAGTCCGGCATCCTCAATTGGTTGATCGATGGCGCCCTGGAATGGCTGACCACGCGCAGCATCCCGCAGCCCAGCGCCATGAGCGATGCCCTGGCCGATTTCTGGGCTGACTCTTCGCCGCTGTTGGACTGGATGGCCGAATGGTGTGACACGTCCGACAAGGTGGCGATGGAGCCGGCAAAGCGGCTGCACGACCATTTCAAGCAGTGGTGCGAGGACGCGGGCATTGAGCATGTCTTGAACCCCACCGCCTTCGGCCGTGCCCTGCGCGACAAGCATCATGGCGTCTATAAGGACGGGCGTGGCACACGATGGCGCAAGGGCATCCGCCTGCGCGAACAGCCGCACTACGGCCATCGCTCAGCCCCGCCCGCAGCCGCTGGGTCTTTGCCCCCTGTGGGGGAAGCCAGCGCCGAACCCGCCGTAGGTGACGTGACGGCCGACGATTGTGTGCCGCCCTTTGACGGGGATGACGCGTGATGGCCAGCACCAGCCCGAATTGCTGCCTACTAGATGTAGTGACGGCGGGTTACGGCGGGTTGAGCCTAACCCTCCGTATGGGCAGGCCCGGCGGCTTTGATCCGGCCTGTCAGGGGGTGCGCGAGGCGCGGCCGCGGTTGCATCAAGGCGGTCACACGGCGGGTTAGCCGGTCGCATACGGCGGGTTGGTGGCAAACCCTCCGTTAGTAAAAGCCACGGTTTTATGCGGGTTACGGACAGTTACGGCGGGTCCGGCGGGTTTGATCCGGTCTCGATCTATGTGCGGGTGCGTGGGTGCGCACGGCACATCAGGTTGTAACTATCCGTCTATCCGTACTCTCCAAGGATACAAGATATGGTTCATCAAATTGATATGGGGGGACAACCCAACTTCTACAGCTTCGCACTGGTTGAAGAGCGCCTGGTCGAAGCGATGCGGCTGTGGTGGCACGTCAGCGGGGGCTGGTGGCCGTTCGCCAGTGATGGGCCGTGGCACCTGATCGCCACCGACGACAGCTGGGATTGGGATAGCGATCGGTGGGCGGATGCGCCGATGCCGAAGCTGCCTCTCTCTCGCGAGCAGATGCGCCGCCGTGATGAAGCGACTGCATGGCTTCGCCATGCGCCTGAGCGGGACCGCCGGCTTGTCGTCCTGGCTGTCACCGCCTTGGCCGCAGGGCGCAAGCGGGTGCCGTGGCGGTCGCTTCTTCGGCCAATGCGGATGCGGCGCGGCGCTGATGGGCTGCGGATGCGCTACGGGCGCGCGGTCAATGCGATCTGCGTAGCGCTGAACACCGCAGAAATCCGCGCATAGAGACGGTGCAAGGGGTAGAATGTGATGGCATCGAAATATTGTTTGTTCGTCTCTGCGTCCAAATCAGCTATCCAGTTGATACGCTGGTGGCGGGCCTATGGGCGCGGCGCAGGCGTGGACCTCTCCAACCTGATGACGCCTCGCCCTGCCCATGCAGCGCGGGGCGTCGTCATTTGCGACCGCGTCGCGGTAGGGGATCGGCCGCGCCGGGGCTGCGACCGCGTCGCAAGTGCCAGCAATGAAATTGCGCGGGCGGGCGCGGCGCGACAGAATATTGCGCCCACCCCCCTTTGGGTCCTCCCCGGCTCGCGAGCCTATACGGGGGCCGAAGGCGTTCGGTCTGCCAGCGCGCAGAATTTTTTGACAAGCTTTTGTTTTTCTTTGGGTTTCGGTCGCTGATGCTGGGGAACCTCGCCGATCTGGTGGCCACTGGCCTCGCTTCCGAACCGACGCTGCGCAAGTGGCTGAAGGATCAGCGCGACTGCGATTGGCTGAAAAAGCGCGGCTCCAATGGCGATGCCTACGAGATCGACATTGCCGGGGCCATCGCCGCATGGCGCGCGAAGGAAAATGAAAAGGTCGAGGCCGAAAGGCAGAAGAGCGAAATTCTTGGCCAGATGGCCATGGACCTTGGCTTGGCGCCGCCGTCCGGCCCGACCCTGTCGATTGCCGACCGCAAGGCGCTGATCGATGAAGAGATTGCCGCGACCAAGCTGGGCCAGCTGCGGCGCGAGCTTGTTTCGGTGGCATTGGTCGAGGCCGCTTTTGGCGACATCCTCGCCCGCTATGCACAGCGCGCCGCCACCTTCACGGCGCGGCTTGCCAAGAAAATCGACCTGACACGCGAGCAGCTGACCGCGATCGAGACACTTAGAGCGGCGGACCAATCGTGGTTCGCCGACCAAATGGAGCATTGGGGCAAGGATATTGTCGATGATAGCGGCGATACCGGCTCCACGATGGAAGCTTCCCCCGCCCACGACGGGCGCTGATGTTCTTCGTCGGCAGGCGCACAACGTCCGACCGAAGCTGAAAACCAGCGTCAGCCTGTGGGCCATCGACAATCGGGCTTATGATCCGTCGACCCTGCCATGGCAGACGGAAATCATGGATGCCCTTTCCGACCCGGAAGTCGCGGAAGTGGGCATGATCAAGCCCAGCCAGTGCGGCGGCACGGAAATCGGCTTGGCTTGGCTGGGCTGGATCGTGGACACAGACCCGTCTGATAGTCTGGTCTGTCAGCCCGACCAGAACATGGCCGGCATCTTTTCGAAGACGCGCCTGGCGCCGATGATCGATGAGACGCCTTCGGTAAAGCGCAAGCTGAAGCCCTCGCCCGATGCCAATGCGATCCACCTGAAGCTCTTTCAGGGCATGACGTTGGCGGCAGTCTGGCCGGTGCCTTCACAGTTTACCCAACGGCCAGTGCGCTATGGCTGGCTGGACGATTATGACCAGTATGACGAAGATATCGGCGCATCGAAGGACAAGGGCGGTCAGGGTAGTGGCATCGCCCTGCTGGAGGGCCGCAATACATCGCACGAAGGCCGCGACAAGAAGTTCGTTTCGTCTTCGCCCGCCCGTGAAGATGGCGGCGGTGTAGAAGCCTTTGTCGAGGGCGGGACCGACGAACGGTTGCAGCCCGTCTGCCCGTCCTGCGGCGACCGTTGGGAAATCGACATCCTGACCGATCTGCATTTTGATCGGAAGGGAACGGCCGATGATGCAGAGGCCAGCGCCTGGGTGACATGTGCCAATGGGTGCGTGTTGCAGCCGAACGACCGCCGCGCTGTGCTGGATAGTTTGGCCGATCTGCCGGGCAGAGGATTTGTTGCCGCGAACCCGACCGCAAGCAAGCGGCGCCGTTCCTTCCGCGTCGACGGGCTGATGGCTCTTACCAGCTGGCCCAAGCTGGCCCGACTGTGGCGGGAAGCGATGCTGGCGTGGGAATTGCGGCAGGACGAAAGCGATCTGCGGACGTTCTACAACACCAAAGGCGGCAAGAATTACCGGTCGCAGGCGAGCGGCGAAAAGCCGATAGCTTCCGCCGATCTGCGAAAGCGACTGACGATGGGGTGGAGCCTGGGGACAGTCCCGCGCGGCCCGACAGTGCTGAACCTGATTATCGACGTTCAGCATGATCGCTTTGAATGCGGCGTCGTCGGCTATGGGCGCGATGGTGAGCGCTGGTTGATCGACCGTTTCGCGATCGACGTGATGGATGACGGGCTGACGCAGGTTTCGCCGTTCATCCATACCGAGCATTGGAAAGTGCTGCTGCCACTGTTCGACCGGAAATATCCGATGGTCGATGAAGGCGGTGCCGTCGTGGGCCATGCGCCGATCCTGTCCGTCACCGTCGATACCGGCGGCTCGGACAAGAAAGGCGATCAGGCTACGGCGGGCGCGAAATGGTTCTGGAATGCGGCCCGCGCGCTGGGCGTCCACCCGTCGCGGATCACACTGGTCAAGGGTGGTTCGAACCGTGACGGTAAGAAGCTGATGCCGCCCGGCGAATTTGCGGACCAGAAAGTCAAGGGCGGCGCCAAGCGCAATAGCGCGCGGCTCTGGTTGCCCAACGTCCACAAGATCAAGAATATCATCGACGCCAAATTGCGGCGGCAGAAGCCGGGGCCTGGCTACATCCATCTTCCCGGCGGCGAGTTCGTCGACGGGACTGACCAGCGCGTATTCGGTCTGACCGAAGAGCATCTGGACGAAATCACGGCCGAAGAGCTGAAGAAGGGCAAATGGGAAAAGCTGCGCGCTCGCAATGAGACGCTGGATATCCTTGTCTATGCCGAAGCCGCGATCCTGAAACCGCCCTTTGCACAGAGCCGTAACGACATGCGGTGGGTGCCAAAGGATTTCCGCATCATCTGGCCCGCGCAGGGCGTCATCGTCCTGCGCGGGCCTGCCGCCAACGACCCAACACCGTCCCCGACAGCGGAGCCGGTAGCGGTCAATGCACCACCGCCGCCGCCAAAGCCAGCGCGGAGCCGCCCGGCTCCACGACGATCGGGTGGCTGGATGAACCGACTAGGAAGCCGCTAGACCATGATCAATCGTCTGACCGACGCCCTGCCCGCTATGCCGCAGAGCATAGTGGCGGGTGACAGCCTACGCGTGATCCGCGCCGATCTGGGCGCCACCTATCCGGCGGCCGATGGGTATAGCGCCACGTTCATTTTTGTGCCGGAACGTGGCGGGTCGGCGGTCACGATCGACGGGGAAGCCAGCAGCGGGGGATGGCTGCTATATGCTGCCGGATCGGTGACCGCCGATTGGGCCGCTGGTGACTGGCGCTGGTCGGTAAAGGTCGAGAGCGATGACGGTCGCTTTACAGCGGAAAATGGCAGCTTGCGCGTTCAGCCGGACCCGGCATCGACGGCAGACACGCGCAGCCATGCGCGCAGGACGCTCGATGCCCTGGAAGCCGCGATCGAAGGCCGGGCGTCGAAGACGGACATGGAAACCACCCTGGCTGACGGGCGCCAGATCAAGCGCATCAGCCATGAGGAACTGGTAAAAATGCGGAAAACATATGCCGGGCTGGTGGCCGCTGAAGAGCGCAAGCGCGGTCGGGGTGGCCCCGCCCGCATATTGGTGAGCCTGTGATGCGCATTTTCGGCCTTCAGATCGGGCGCGACGCGCCGCCACAGGATACGGCCCCGGCCATGCCTCGCCGCCAGCGGATTGCGCGCGGCGGATATGCACGGCGCGGGTTTCAGGCCGGTGTCACCGATCGGCTGACCAGCAAGTGGACCACCACCGACGAAACGGTGAACATGGCGCTGCTGAACCATCTGCGCCCCATGCGTGCGCGGAGCCGCGATTTTGGCCGCAACAATGAATATGGCCGCAAGTTTCTGTCGCTGGTCCGCACCCATATCATCGGCCCGGCGGGTTTCACGCTGAAGGTCGACTGCCGCCGCCCAGATGGGACGCCGGACCAGCAGGACAGCCAGCGCATTGCCCGCGCTTACAAGAGATGGGGCAAGCGCGGCAATTTCGATGTGACGGGCCGGCTGAGCGAAACGCAGTTCGACGCTCTGGCCATCACCATGATCGCGCGGGATGGCGAAGTGCTGATCCGCATGGTTGAAGGCCGCGACCGTGGCCTGCATCGCTTCCAGCTTCAACTGCTCTCCGGCCATCTGCTCGACGAAGGCCATAATATGGACCTGGCGAACGGGCACCGCATCCGCATGGGTGTTGAGTTCGACGCCTGGATGAAGCCGGTCGCCTATCATCTGCGGATCATGAGCGGCAGCGCGGACATGCACGGCACCGCCAGCCAGCGCTATGAGCGTGTCAGCGCAGACGAAATCATGCATCTGTTCGTGCCGGAGGAAATCGACCAGTGGCGCGGCATCCCATGGGCCTATGTCGCCCTGCGCGATGCCAAGCATCTGGACCAGTTCGACGAAGCGGCGCTGGTGGCGGCGAATGTCGGTGCGGCCAAGATGGGCTTTTTCCAACAGAAAGACCCTGAGGCCGGTCCGCCGATGCAGCGTGAGGGGGAAGACGACGGGGACGGCTATGCCGACCAGCAGGACTTCGTGACGGCGGCAGAACCGGGAACGTTCGATGTCATCCCTGACGGCTATGAGCTGAAGGAATATGACCCGACCTATCCCAATGAGGTCTATGATCCTTTTACGCGCAACGTCCTGCGGCGCCTGTCCACCGGCCTTCTGGTCGCCAATCACAGCCTGACCGGCGACCTGACACAGGTGAATTTCAGTTCCATTCGCGCCGGCACCCTGGATGAGCGCGACATGTGGAAGATGCTGCAAGGCTTCTACGCGGAGGCGAAGGAAGTCATTTTCGGCCGCTGGCTGGGCCTGTCGATGATCTATGATCCCGACCTGAAGGCCCTGCCCTACAGCAAGTTCGATAAGTTCAATGCGCCGGTCTATTTCGGCCGCCGCTGGGATTGGGTCGACCCGAAGAACGACGCCGCCGCCGATCGCGAGGCCGTCGCGCTGGAGGTGCGCAGCCGGGCCGAAATCATCCGCGAGCGTGGCCGTGACCCTGATGAGGTCTGGGCCGAACTGGACAGCGAGAAGGAACGGGGCATGGCGACGCCACATGCGGGCGGCGGCGGCAACAGCAATGCGGGCACGGCATCCGCCGCCGCCTGATTTCAGGAGACAGTCATGAGTAAAGCTGCCCTCGCCCTGCTGGCGGGAACGATGATGGCTGGCCCGCAGATGCGGGACAGCGAACCCGACCAGACCTTGCGTCGGGACATGCAATTTACCCTGCGGGCCGAAGCGATCGACGTGGAGGCCCGCACCGTCGAACTGAGCTTCTCCAGCGAAGAGCCATATGAGCGCTGGTGGGGCACCGAAATTCTGGATCACGCCGATACCGCAATCCGCCTTGGCCGGCTGAACGGTGGCGGCGCGCTCCTGATGGACCACAACAGCCGCGACCAGGTGGGTGTTGTGGAACGCGCCTGGATTTCAGGCAGGAAAGGCCGCGCGACTGTCCGGTTTGGACGATCGGCCCGCGCGCAGGAGGTCTTTCAGGATGTCCAAGACGGCATCCGCAAACTGGTCAGCGTAGGTTATCGCATCGTCGAAATGGTGCTGGCGCAGCGTGACGGCGACAATGCGACCTATCGGGTAACCGACTGGGAGCCATACGAAATCAGCCTGGTTTCGATCCCTGCTGACACAACCGTTGGCGTCGGCCGCGAAGGCGAGCCGCCCGCTTTTGATCCACGTTCCCTTGTTCAAGAGGAAGATGACATGAATTTTGGCACCCGTAATGCGGGCGGTGGTGCTGCTGCGCCTGCCGTCACCCCGACCCCTGCCCCGGCGCCTGCGCTTGGCGGTGAACAGCGTTCGGCCGTCCCGGCCCAGCCTGTCGCCCCCGTCCTCGACGCTGCGGCCATCGCCGCTGCCGAGCGCGACCGCTCCAACCATATCCGCGCCATGGCCGCGCGGCTCAACTGTCGCGAGCTGGGCGACGCAGCGGTCAATGATGGCCGTTCGATCGACCAGTTCATCCGCGATTTCGAAGCGCAGGCGGGCAACGCCACCACGATCCGCACGGCCGAAACGCCGCTTATCGGCATGGGCGAGAATGACGTGCGCAGCTTCAGCTTCGTGCGCCTGATGAACGCCCTGGCGAACCCCACCGACGCGCAGGCCCAGCGGGCCGCCGGTTTCGAACTGGAATGTTCGGCCGCCGCTTTGCAGCGTGGCCATGCTTCGGCCAAGGCCGGGGCCCTGCGCATCCCGCTGGACGTGCTGCGCGCCGACATCAACGGCGAAGCCCGCGACCTGAATGTGGCCACCGCCACTGCCGGCGGCCATACCGTCGCGACCGAATTGCTGGCGGGCAGTTTCATCGAACTGCTGCGCAATGCGATGGCGCTGACCGGCCTGGGCGTTCGCATCCTGGGCGACCTGAACGGCAATCTGGCCATTCCGCGCCAGACCGGTGGCGCCACCGCCTATTGGGTCGGCGAAGGCCAGGCACCGACCGAAAGCCAGCAGGCCTTCGATCAGGTGGCCCTGACGCCCAAAACCGTCGCCGCCTTCACCGACATGACCCGCCAGCTGCTGATGCAGTCGTCGATCGACGTGGAGTCCTTCGTGCGTCAGGATTTGGCGCTGTCGCTGGCGCTTGCCCTCGATCTGGCCGGTGTGAATGGTTCGGGATCGACCAATCAGCCGCGCGGCCTGCTCAACACCACCGGCATCGGATCGGTGATCGGCGGCGCCAATGGCGCGGCACCGACCTGGGAGCATATCGTCAAGCTGGAAACCGCCGTGGCCAATGCCAATGCGGAGCTGGGCAATCTCGGCTACCTGACCAACACGAAGGTTCGCGGCAAGCTGAAGCTGACCCAGAAGTTCACCGGCACCAACGGCGATCCGGTGTGGGAACGCGGCAACGAGATGAACGGCTATCGCGCCGCCGTCTCCAATCAGGTGCCGTCGAACCTGACCAAGGGCACGTCCACCAACTGCTCGCCGATCATCTACGGCAATTGGGCCGACATGCTGATCGGCATGTGGGGTGGCCTCGACGTGCTGGTGAACCCCTACATTCTGTCGGGCACCGGCTCGGTCCGCATCGAAGCCTTCCAGTCGGCGGATATCGCCGTCCGCCATGCGGAAAGCTTCGCCGTCATGGGCGATGCCCTGACCGACTAATCCATCCTCCAGCAAGGGCCGGGCATCCCGCCTGGCCCATAGGGAAACAGCATCATGACCGTGAAAAAGCTCTACGCGCTGCGCCCTGTCGGGATCGATGGCAAGCATTTCGACCTGGGCGAGGAAGTGAAGGACGTTGCGTCCGAACAGCTCAAGCTCGCCGAAAGGCAGGGATCGGTGGGACCGGACAAGCCCGGCACCCCACCCGCCCCGGAAAAAAAGGACTGATCGCGCCACTAGACACGATGTCAGCGCGGGCGCTGGTGGCTATGGCCACCGGCGCCCTTCTCAATTGAAGGGCATTTCTCATGAAAAGCATCACGCTTCATACCGCCGAACTCGACAATGGCGGCAAGCGGCGCGAGGCCGGTGACACCATCATCGTCGGCAAGGGCAAGGATCAGATAGACGCTGATCGCGCCAAGGCGCTGATCGCCAACGGCGGCGCGGCCAACGAGGCAGAGGCCGCGAAGTGACCGAATTTTCGGACGCGGCGGCGGACCTGCATCAGGCTTTCGCCGATCCGATCACCTATACCGGTGCCGGGCTGAATGGCGGCGCCATCACCGGCACCAAATATGATGTTGTCGCCGATACATTTCAGGGCGCCGGCAACACCGCCCGCCGGGTGTGGTTCGAAGTCCAGCAGAGCGACCTGCCGCAGGCGCCTGCCAAGCGCAACACCATCCAGCACACCGACCCCATGACCGGCGCCACCACCAATTGGGCCGTGATCGACATCACGCGCCGCGACGACATCGGTGCCTTTGACCTGACGGTTGAAAAGGCATGAGCACTCGCGAAACGATCTTCGCCGCGATCGAGGCGGCGCTAGGCCAAACCGGCGCCGCCGAAATCGAGCGGATGCCTTCAAGCGATCCGGCGTCCTTCCCGGCCCTGCACATCATGGATGACGGTCAAGGCCAGCTGGAGGGCGAAGCCGGGTCGACCCGATATGGCATGGCGATTTCGATCGAAGGCTATGTCGAAGGCTCTGGCGGTAGTGCCATGCATACAGCGCTCAACACGCTCCATGCCGCCACGGTGGCCGCCATCATCGGTCTGATCCCGACCGTTACCGTGATCGAGGATATTCAGGAGGGCGATCTGCGCACGGTGGTGGCGCCGCTGGCCAGCGCCGCCCGCCTCGCCTTCAGCCAAGATTTCACCATCACCTTCGCCACCCGGCGCGGGCAACCTTAACAACCCAAGGAGCAAGACATGGGTGATCCCGTAATCCGCCCCGACAATGCGGTGGCGATGTTCAAGATCGAAACCACCGAAGGCGTCGACGCCGTTCCCACGGCGGCCGATGCCTTCCCGTTCGAAACCGGCCAGCAGTTCAACAGCCCCTTCACCACCGAAGACTCCAGCGAAGTGACCGGCTCTTTCGTCGCGGGTGCGCCGACCGTGATCGGTCAGCCCGCCGAAATCACCTTTCGCTGCAAGATGAAGGGCGCGAACGCCGCCTATTCCGCTAGCGTGAAGCCGCCCCATCATGCTTTGCTGGTTGCGGCCGGCAAGAAAGCCCTGTTCACCGCTGCCGTCGCCGCTGCCGCCGTCACTGCCGTGGCCGGTGGGACCGCGACGCTTGCGGCCGCCTTCGCCGCCACTGCCCAGGCCTATCGCGGAATGCCGCTCAAGCTGTCGGGCGGGCCGGGGGCCGGGCGCACTACCTTCATCACCGACTATACGGCGGCGCGGGTGGCAACCCTTGCTGACAGCTTCGATCCGGTGCTGACCACCGCGACGCAGGCCGAAATCCTGCCAAACTGGACCTATGCCGGGACCAGCCCCAAGGATCAGGCCGCGCGGTTGACCGACCAGCCCAGCGGCACGCTCTACCTCAATGAAGATGGCGTACTACGCAAATATACCGCCTGTCGTGTCAGCCTGACCGACTGGGGCGGCGATACCGCCAAATCCGGCTTCTTCACCTTCCGCATCACTGGCATCTATGCCGGCAAGGTCGACGCGACCATGCCGGACGCTGCCGTGCCCTTGCACAGCGGCCCGATCCTGGCGATGGGTGTCAGCGGTGTCGATCCCGCCTTTCTGGTCAATCGGCAGCAGCTTCCCATTTCCTCCTGGTCGATCGCGGAGAACACGACGCAGGAAAACCCGGAAGACCCCAACACCAGCTATGGTTTCGGGGCATCGCAGCTGGGCCGCCGCGTGCCCGAACTGCGGTGCGATCCGCTCGCCACGCTGGTCGCCACGCGCAATGTCGAAGCGGATATTGCGGCGATGTCCCAATATCCCGCGCTGATCCGCGCTATCGGCGCCGCCTACAACCGTTGGGCCATCACAGTGCCCCTGGCGCAGCCGATCGCGGCCGACAGCGGCACGCGCGGTTCGCTGCGGTCGGAAGACACCCGCTTCCGCCTGCTTAGCCCCGGTCGCGACGCCCAGGCGCGCGACGGCGACTCGATCCTCTGTTTCTGGTGAGGTGTATCATGGTTGATTATTCGGATGGTGTGGGCATCGATCAGCTGACGCCCAGCATGGTCGATAGCGCATCGAACCAGCGCACCGCAAATAACGCTGTGCGTCATCAGTATCGTGTCCTTTCAGACGCTGAGAAGGCCGCGATGGTCGCGATCAAGGATAAGGGGGGCGAATTTCTGACGTTGATCGACAGCTTGCGGTCGCCTCCGGTTCCGGTGTCGGCCGCTGAATGGGGTGACCGTCTCGATCCCCCGATGGCGGTTGCAACATTCAACCGTGAATTGACTATCGCGGCCGAAAAGATTGAAGAGGCGGTCATGTGGGCCGTCAAGCATATCACGGCCTGACATGACGATCATCGCATCCACCGCCGCATCTGCGGCCGAACCCTTCACGCCGAAATGGATGGAGGGCACGCCCGGCGCCCCGACCTTCTACATTCGCGCGGGCGACATCATCGAACGCCAGCTGATGGAGGCTGAGCTATCCGGCCCGGCCTATAATGCCGGTGAAATCTGGCCATGGGAAAAGCATGGCGCCCTGATCGACGGCATCAGCGCCTTTGCCGGGGAAGACACGGCTCATCTGATCGCCCTTGCCGAAACGGCGGCAAAAGGCGAGCTGGTCGACCCCGCCGAAATCCAGCTGTTGCAGCAGGTGACCCAGACGATTGCCCAGCATTTCCCGGCCTATCGGGCGCTGGTCGAGCGTGAGGAACGACGCCGGGCGATCCTGCCCATGGTCGCATTCTGCCGCTATTGCGTGGATTGGGAGAATGTCGAGGGTCGACCGGTGCGGGGCATCAATGGCCAGATCGACCCGGCGACGCTGACAACGATCGAACCGCTGCTGCTGCGCGTCGCCGGCATGGAGGCCTATGACCGGCAATATGGGCTTAGCGCCCGAAAAAACTCCGATGCGCCCTCGAAGTCCGGCGACGACCAAGAGACTTCGCCTTCGGCCGAACCTTCGGGGACGGATGGATCATCGCCGGGGAGCGATACCGAGAAAACCCCCGCCTGACCCTGCCCGCCTGGGCGCTCTTCACCGTCGACCTGTGGTTGCGGTGTCGAGCGCGCGGCGGCGCGCTTGGCGGGGGCACCCCGATAATGCCGGGGCCGGGCGGCTATGGGCAGCAGCCCGCAGCGCTGATGGATGCCTTTGACCTGCTGGAAATGATGGTGAGCGAGAAAGACGATGCCAGCACTTGAACTATCCGTCGACCGGGCCGACCTCGATCGCCGCAGCGAAGCCATCATTACCGCCATGCTGCTGGCCGGCACCCGCTCCATCCATGCCAGCACGAAATGGCTGGAGCGCCGCCTGGAGGATCAGACCAAGCGTTCCGTGAAAGGGCGCCTGTGGCGCGCGTGGAAATCCGACGCTTACCCGGCGCAGGGCCGCCCGGCCTATGCACCGGAAGGTCAGGTTTATGTCAACGGCGGCAAGCGGTCGATCGGCGCGATGGCCTATTGGACCAAGCCCGGCATCAACAAGAAGGCGTCGGGCGAATGGCTGGCGATCCCGACGCCGGAGGCCGGTGTGCTGGGGCGCAGCCGCAACATCTCGCCGGGCGAGTGGGAGCGCCGCAACGGCATCCGCCTGGAATATGTGCATGGCAAGGATGGCAAACCGTCGCGCCTGGTGGCTGAGCATGTGATGTTCGGCGCCAATGGCATCGGCGTCCGCGTCCCGACGAAAAAGCGGCTGCGCAATCAGCGCTACATCAATCGGGACGGTAGCCCGGCGCGGGTGCAGTCGGTCACCATCTTCGTGCTGATCCCGTTCCAGCGCTTTGCCAACAAGGTGGCGGTCGATCCGATCGTGCGGCAGGCGGAGGCCTATCTCGCCAAGGATTATCGCGAGCGGACCACGAGGGTGGGACGGCAGTTCAGCGGTTGAATGGTCATTTCTTTCCTGACCATTATTGTTGCGCACCAATCTAGCTGTGCCTAACGTCCGCGCCTTCGTAAGGGGGCATCTATGTTTTTGGCGATATTGGCATCAACCTCGTTTGTTTGGACCGTTGGCGGCGAACAGAGAGAAGTAGATGCCGGAACTTATGCCCGCCTATATTGGGAACAAGATGGCTGGCGGGTATGGGAATTTGAAACCCGTACCGGCACCACATGTAAAGCGGCGAAGGGCATTGATGGACAGACGACTTGGCCGTTGGGCGCAAGCGACTGGCTTACATCTGGCGGCGTATTTGTTGAGGTTTATTCTGGACCGTCAACCTTCACGATAATTTCTTTGGGGAAGAGTCCCATTGTTGAATACAGGGTTGTTGGAGAAAAATTCACGACCTCTGCGGATGGTGACACTTTGTTGCTACCAAAAAGTGAAGCTGTATACGAGATTTGGCGCAAATCTTGGGACTATCCTGCGATTTATGCCGGCTTCAGAAACGTTCACTTCTCGGTCGATTTCACAGGGTTGTATGCTGCCCGTGATGCAGTCAGGCGATGTGATAAGTATCCGCCGCCATAAAAGTTCTTTTTTCATTTGAGGCCGCCTCTGGGCGGCTTTTTTTATGGAGCCGTCATGGTCGATATCCTTGCTCGCCTGAAAATTCGGGCGGAAGAATTTTCGCGTGGGTCAAAGGCCGCCTTCGGCGAGTTCGAGCGCGAGGCTGCTGCGGCAGGAGAGCGCGCATCAACCGGCTTCGGACAGCGGTTTTCCGTGGGTCTGGCAGGATTGATGACCGGCGCCGCTGCAACAGCCGCGTTCACAATCGGCAAGCAGGCGTTAGACCAGGCGAAGGATTTGAAACAGCAGAGCCAGCAGCTCGGCGTTTCGACCGATGCATTGCAGGAATATCGATATGCGGCGGAACAGGTCGGCGTAACGCAGGCCGATTTGAGCGGCAGCATGGGCGACCTGCTGATGAAGATCGCGGACGCAAGGTCCGGTAGCAAAGATGCTGGCGAGGCTTTCAAGGGCCTTGGCATCGACGTCACCACTGCATCGGGATCTGCGAAAAATACGTCCGACGTGATGGCTGAACTGATCGCGCGCCTGAACGGCATTTCCGACCCGATCGAGCGTGCGCGCGCGAAATCCGCGATTTTCGGCGATAGCTGGCGTCAAATCGATCCGCTCCTTTCTGCCGGTGCGGCGCGCGTAAATAGTTTGCGGGAGGCCGCACACCAGTTTGGTGTCGTAATCTCGGAAGACGCAATCCAGAACGCAGACGTAACAGCGCAAAAATTGTCGCAGGTCCGACAAGTGCTTGAGGCCAAAATGGCCACGGTGGTTCTGGAAAATACCGATGCAATCATGGGTTTGGCCAATGCGTTGGGCTGGGCTGCGGACAAGGCATCGTGGTTCTTCAAGACGATGCAGGGGGTCGAGCGGATCAAGCGTGACGAAGGTTGGGCTGCTGGGTTTTTCGCCAGTCCCGCGCGACAGGAAGTCGCTGCCGATCCCGTGCGATATCTTCAGTCGCGCACGGCTGATCTTCAGAAAGCAAACAGTGAGGTTGAGCGCCTGGCCGCGAGGCGCGACAACAGCCGGGCCGGGCAACAGGCACGGAACCAAGCGGTAGAACGTCAGCAGGAAGCGCTCCGACTGATGCGGGTGGCGCAGCAGGAACTGGCCTGGATGCGCGTCAAGACGCAGTTCGCCGCCACGCCCACAGCGAAACCGATTGCCGACGCCCCTGCGAAATCGGGCAGTAGCGGGTCAAGCCGTTCGGGAAACTCGGGCAAATCCGATGACGATCGCAAACTGGAAAAGCAGAATGATGCTGAACAGCGCCTGCGCGAGAGCCTGGAAGAAACGATCGGGCGCCAACGCGACAGCCAGAAATTGGCCGACCTCCGCGCACAGGGCCTCGAACGGCAGGCCGACATACAGGAAGCGATGTTGAACCTTCAACGCCAGTTTCCTGGCCTCCAGTTGGAGGATAATAAAGCGGCGGCAGCGGCCCTAGGCATCCGTGAGGATATGGTGCCGATCATGCGCGAACTGTATGAAATGGCAAAGGCTGGAGAAGTCGCTGCTGTAAATCGTGAGCATGATGCGGCAGAGGCCAAGGCGCGTGTAGAGAATGAGCGCAAGGCGCAGGAAGAGATTGACCGCCTGCGCGAGGAAGCGGACGAACGTCAGCGCCGGTCGATCGAGGATTTGTCTCGGCTCTATTATGACCTGTTCTCTGGCCATAGCAGCGATATCTGGCGGGATTTCAAACGCGAAGGCATGGAGGTCATGGCGACGCTGGCGGCGCAATGGACCATCGCGCAATTCTCCGGTCGGCCGTTCGATCCTCTGACGGCGCTGAACACGGCCACCAGCACCATGGGCTTTGGCGGGCCGGCAAGCGCCATCCTGTCGGCGCTGACCAACGGTGGCGGGCGCGCCAGCGGCCTGGCCCAACAGGCGGCCGCCGAAGGTGGCGATGCGGGGCAGATCGCGGCGGCGGCCGGCCTGGCCAAGCAGTTCGGCGCGACCAGCGGTCTCAGCGGGATTGCGGCCGGCGCTGCGTCGGTCATGGGACCGCTGGCGATCGCATCGGCGGCCAACAGCATGATAGGCGAAATTTTCGGTTTCAAGGGTGGCCCGCTGGGCGTGCTGACCGGCCCGATATCGAACCTGATCAATCCTAGTCGATCGGCGGGCGCCACCATCACCGGCCTGGACAGCGTGTCGATCGGCGGCAAGGACAAGAAACAATATGGCGTTGCCAGCGGACTGGCCGACAGTGTGCTGTCTGGCCTGAAGGATTTGGCCGACCAGCTGGGCGGCAGCGTCGGAAGCTTCCGCACCACGATCGGCATCCGCGACGGCGACTATCGCGTCAACCCGACCGGATCGTCGCTGAAGACGAAGAATGGCGCAGTCGAATTTGACGACGATGTCGAAGGCGCCATTGCCTATGCCATTGCCGACGCGGTGTCGGATGGCGCGATCATGGGTATATCGGAGGCGAGCAAGCGCCTTCTGACTTCGGGCGCCGACCTGTCTGAGGCGATCCAGAAAGCGGCCGCGATCGAGGCGATCCCCAAGGCGTTGCAGGCGCGTCTAGACCCGGTCGGTTACGCGATCGAGCAACTGAACGACAAATGGGACGACACCTGGGCGGCGTTGAAAGAAGGCGCTGCCACCGCTGAGCAGATGGCAGAAGCGCAGCAGCTCTATAATCTGGAGCTGGAAGAGGTGAAGAGCAGCACCGCCAGCGCCGCCCAAAGCCTGAAGGACTATCTGAAGGCCATGGATGCGGGATCGTCTTCGCCGCTGTCCCTGCGCGATCAGGAAAAGGCGGCCTATGATGAATTGGCCGTCTATCTCGACAAGATCGGCAAGGGCCAGTCGATCGACCAGAGCGCCTATCTGGATGCGGCCCAGACCTGGCTGGATATCGAGCGCCAGCTATACGGGTCGACATCCAAATATTTCGAGGCTTTTGACGCCATTCAGGCGGCGACCAGTTCTGCGATATCCTCGATCGAGAATGTCAGCTCCATTGCCAGCGCATCGGACCAGCTGGCGCAGGAAACCGCGTCGGCGGCCAAGACGACGGCCACCACGACAACCAGCATGGCCGCCGACACGTCCAACATGGTGCTGTTGCTGGAAAGGCAACTGGCCGCCAGTCAGGCGCTGTTGAAGGCTTTGGGTGCGAGCGATGGCTCCACTTTCACTGGCACTTCCCGGAACTACTGATGCCCGCCCTTCCCGCTGATATCGCCGCAGCCCTGCGGCCACAGATCGTCGTGTCCAACGAAGATGCGGCAATCAAGACGCGCTTTCCTTCCGCCCGGAACAACAGCGATCAGCCTGCCGAAGGCTTTTTCGATCTGCGGGCCGATGCAGAAGCGGCCGGTGCCCAGCGCCGGGCGCTGATCGGCACCGTGCGTCGCCGCTTCACCGTGAAGGTCGATGACATGCTGCTGATCGTGGACGGCGCAATCCCCACGCATCGGCTGATCGACACTGAACAGGGCGTCGATGCCGACATGATGGTCAGCCGGATCGAAGTCGATCTGGAAGACGAACAAACCAATGTGGAATATTTCGGATGAGCAATGCAGTGATCGTGAAGCCGCTGGCCTTTTCGTCTGCCAGCGCCAGCTCCACGGCGGCCGGTAGCGACCCTGCCTATGTCGGCAATGATCATATGGGCGTCGTGTGGAAAAGCGCCACGGGTGCCGCCAGTCAGACGCTGACGATCGACATGGGCGCCAATGTCACGATCGACAGCATCCTGCTGTTAGGCTGCACCGGCGCCAAGTCCAGTTGGACGCTGAAGGTGGAGGCGGCCACGGCGGCGCAGGGCGCGACCTTCCCGGCCGGATCATGGGCGGGCGCTGCCCTGCCCTTCCTGGCCGGCAGCGCCATGCCGGTGTCTGGCCGTGGCCGATCGGTCTGGTTTGCGCCCACGTCGCCGCCGCCGGCTTCGCGCTATTGGCGGCTGACTATCGCCGGGCTGGCCAATGCCGCCGCGACGGTCGCGCGTCTGGTCATGGGCCGCAAAATCCAGCTTCAGCGCAATTTCCAGTTCGGTGCCGCCTTTGGTGTCCGCGACATGAGCAATGTCGATTTTTCCGTTCGCGGGGTGCTGTTGCGCCGTCGCGGCGTGAAGCTGCGGTCTGTCGCCGTCACCTTCGGCGCCGTCTACAAGGATGAGGTCGAAGCCGTCGTGCATCCGCTGATCGAGGAAATCGGCATCAGCGAGCCTGTCGCCCTGATCACCGATCCCGACGATGATGCGCAGCGACAGAACCGCATCTGGTTCGGCCCGCTTGTCGGCGATCTGGGCACGGTCTGGGCGAAGCCCGGCGGCTTTGAATGGCGCGCCAGCCTGATCGGACTGAACGCATGAAGGCGTGGCTGATCCAGATTGACGCCTATGACGGCGCCACCGCCACCACGCTGCGCATGGCCAGCCATGACGATGACCGGCTGTGCCATCTCGACGGGCAGACCTGGTGGCCCGTGATCGCGAAGCTGCCGACGCTGCGCTATGATTTCTTCGACGGCAGCTTTGATGGCGGCTCGATCACGTCGCCGTCCGGCACGCTGGAAGCGAATATCGAGGCGATCCCGTCTCTTCCTCGCCTGGCTATCCACGACGCGCGTATCCGCATCTGGGGCGGCGAGCTGGGCGACGCATTCTCAAGCTTCGTGCTGACATTCGACGGCCGCGTGAAGGAACAGCCTTCTGTCGACGGCGGCGCCATGTCGATCAGCTTCGGCGCGGATGATAGCTGGCTGGATCAGCCGATGCTGGCGACCTATGCCGGCACCGGCGGGGCGGAAGGCGGCGCCGATCTGGAGGGGCAGGTCAAGACGCTGGCGCTTGGCGCGCCGCGCTTCGTCCCGGCCACTTTGGTCGATGCCGTCGACAATATCTATCAGCTGTCCGGCTATGGGACGCTCAACGGGTTTGAAGTGGCCTTTGAGCGACTGAACCGATTTGGCGCTCCTTCGGCCAATGCAGCGAGCTTCGCGGCCCTCAAGAGCGGCGCGGTGACGCGTGGGCAGTGGGCGACGTGCCGGGCGCAGGGCTTCGTCAAATTTGGCGCGCCGCCCGAAGGCCTGCTGTCCTTCCACCTTCAGGGCGATGCCGTGGGCGGCTGGAGCCGTCTGCCCGGCGATATCATCCGCCGTATCGCGACGATCGCGGGTGGCGCCGCCCGACTGTCGGCAGCGGACGTGGCCGCACTGAATGCCGCTCGCCCCTGGCCGCTCTCTATCGTCGTGAATGCCCAGACCACCGCGCGCGAGCTGATCCAGCGCATCGCCATGTCCGTCAACGCCGTCGCCTATGTCGATTGGCTGGGCGTATTGCGCCTGTCGGCGATCGGCATTGGCGCTGCCAACATGACGATCGCGGCCGATGGCAGCAGTCTGCCGCCCGTGGCCGATGTCCAGCAGATCGAAACCAGCGCCCCTTACTGGAAAATTGCCCAAGGTGCGGCCACCACCTGGCAGGTCCATGGACTAAACGACATCGCATTCAGCGCGCCGCTGAACCCGCGTGGCCCCTATGACCCTGACGAAACCTATCGTGAAGGCGACATGGTCACGCTGCCGAATGGCTCGCAATGGCTGTTTGTCGGCACCACGCCCGCGAAGGGGGCGGCCCCGGCGGACAATAACCCGAACTGGTTCCGCCTGTCCGACGCCATCACCGCCGGCAACATCACCTATGAAGATGGAACGCCGGTCGAGGAATTGAAGCCCGCAGAGCCGGGCGCAACCGATGGCATGAACGACGAAGAGCGGGATGAATTCGACCAGCTCGCTGCCGACACTGCTACCGCCCAGACCAATATCGCCGCTGCCCAGGCGCAGATTGCGGCGATCGAGGGAAGTGTTGCGGCTGACATTGGCGCTCTTGCCGACCAGATCGGATCGGTCAGTGCCAGCGTCGGTGAACTTGTTCTAGAGGTGGGTGCGGTCGCGACCGATGTGTCTGCCCTTACGGATAATGTTGGTACGATCGCTGCTGACCTTGTGGCTTTGTCCTCTCAGGTCGGAACCGTCGCCATCGATGTCGATGGTCTGAAAGCTGACATTCTGGCTGCGGGCGGCGCTATCGCCTCGCTGGAGAGCAATGTCAGCACGCAGGGCGCGTCGATCGCGACATTGCAGCAGGCGACCTCCAGCATCGGCGGCGACCTTGCAACCCTGACCACGCGGGTGACGGCCGGGTCGGCAAACCTGCTGCGCACCGGCGGGCTGGACGCAGGCACGCTGGACTGGGCCACCAACGGCGTCCTATCATTGGAATACTCCGCCAGCTTCGGGCGATGGCTGCGTGTCACCAGCGGGGCGGCCAATTTCTTCATCAACAGCTTGTCTGTACAGGTCGATCCGGGCGGCGCTTATACCGCATCGGTCGATACGATCTTCCAGGCGTCGGCGGGCACGATGATTGCCTCGCTGGTTTGGCTGAACAGCGGCGGCGCCGAAGTCGGGCGCGTTTGGGCGGGCAACCGGGGTGGACATTCGTTCGACAACAGTAATGCGGGTCGGGCGACCAATGCGGCCAGCGGCATCGCGCCCGCCAATGCCGCTGGGGCGCTGTTGCAGGTAAGCTGGAACAATGTGGCCGGGCTGGTCAACGCCGGTCTGCGCCAGGCGAAGATCGAGAATTATTCGACATGGACGCCGTTCAGTTCGGAAGCGTCGATCCGCTCGGCCTATACCGCCATCAGCACGCTCGACACCCAATATGCAGGCCTGTCGACCACGGTCGGGACACAGGGTGCCAGCATCGTCCAGAACGCGACAGCGATTACGAACCTGACTGGACGCACTGCGTCGCTGGAAAGCAATGTCAGCGCGCAGGGCGCATCGATCGTCACGCTGCAACAGGCCACATCGACGCAGGGCGGCCAGATCGCCCAGTTGACCACTGACCTGTCGACGGCGAACGCCAATATCGGGATCAACGCGACTGCGATCAGCACGACGAACACCAACCTGGCGCAGTTGACGACGCGGGTCGGATCGGCCGAAAGCGCGGTCAGCCAGAACGCGACGGCCATCAGCGGCCTGAACGGGCGCACCGCTTCGCTGGAGAGCAGTGTCAGCACGCAGGGCGCGTCGATCGCGACATTGCAGCAGGCGACCTCGACCATCGGCGGCGACCTTGCAACCCTGACCACGCGGGTGACGGCCGGGTCGGCAAACCTGCTGCGCACCGGCGGGCTGGACGCAGGCACGCTGGACTGGTCGAGCGAGGGCACGCTGTCGCTGGCATATTCGGCCAGCTTCGGGCGATGGCTGCGGGTCACCAGCGGTGCGGCCAACTTCTTCATCAACAGCACGGCGGTGCAGGTCGATCCGGGCGGCGCTTATACAGCATCGGTCGATACGATCTTCCAGGCGTCGGCAGGCACGATGATCGCCTCGCTGGTGTGGTTGAATAGCGGCGGCGTCGAAGTGGGCCGTGCGCTGGGTGGCAACCGTGGCGGCCATTCGTTCGACAACATAAATGCGGGTCGGGCCACCAATGCGGCCAGCGGCATCGCGCCCGCCAATGCGGCAAGCGCGCTGTTGCAGGTAAGCTGGAACAATGTCGCCGGTCTGGTCAACGCGGGTCTGCGCCAGGCAAAGATCGAGAATTATTCGACCTGGACGCCCTTCAGTTCCGAAGCCTCGATCCGATCGGCCTACACCGCCATCAGCACGCTCGACACCCAATATGCAGGCCTGTCGACCACGGTCGGGACACAGGGTGCCAGCATCGTCCAGAACGCGACAGCGATCACGAACCTGACCGGACGCACTGCGTCGCTGGAAAGCAATGTCAGCGCGCAGGGCGCATCGATCGTCACGCTGCAACAGGCCACATCGACGCAGGGCGGCCAGATCGCCCAGTTGACCACTGACCTGTCGACGGCGAACGCCAATATCGGGATCAACGCGACTGCGATCAGCACGACGAACACCAACCTGGCGCAGTTGACGACGCGGGTCGGATCGGCCGAAAGCGCGGTCAGCCAGAACGCGACGGCCATTAGCGGCCTGAACGGGCGCACGGCCTCCCTGGAAAGCAGTGTCAGCGCGCAGGGCGCGTCGATCGTGACATTGCAGCAGGCGACCTCGACCATCGGCGGCGACCTTGCAACCCTGACCACGCGGGTGACGGCCGGGTCGGCGAACCTGCTGCGCACCGGCGGGCTGGACGCAGGCACGCTGGACTGGTCGAGCGAGGGCACGCTGTCGCTGGCATATTCGGCCAGCTTCGGGCGATGGCTGCGCGTCACAACCGGCGCGGCCAACTTCTTCATCAACAGCACGGCGGTGCAGGTCGATCCGGGCGGCGCCTATACCGCATCGGTCGATACGATCTTCCAGGCGTCGGCAGGCACGATGATCGCCTCGCTGGTGTGGTTGAATAGCGGCGGCGCCGAAGTGGGCCGTGCGCTGGGTGGCAACCGGGGCGGGCATTCGTTCGACAACAGCAATGCGGGTCGGGCCACCAATGCGGCCAGCGGCATCGCGCCGGCTAATGCCTCAAGCGCGCTGTTGCAGGTAAGCTGGAATAATGTCGCCGGGCTTGTTAACGCCGGTCTGCGCCAAGCGAAGATCGAGAATTATACGACCTGGACGCCGTTCAGTTCGGAAGCGTCGATCCGCTCGGCCTATACCGCCATCAGCACGCTCGACACCCAGTATGCAGGCCTGTCGACCACGGTCGGGACACAGGGTGCCAGCATCGTCCAGAACGCGACAGCGATTACGAACCTGACTGGACGCACTGCGTCGCTGGAGAGCAATGTCAGCGCACAGGGTGCATCGATCGTCACGCTGCAACAGGCGACATCGACCATCAGTGGTGATGTCGCAAGCCTGACCACGCGAGTAACAGCCAGCGCCCCGAATCTCCTGCCACAAGGCGGTTTTGCCAACGGCATGGCCGATTGGGGCAATCCGGCAGGCTGGACCAGCAGTTCCGCCCTTGATCCCAACTGGGGGCGATATGTGTCGGTCAATGCAACAGGCAACACCTACGCGGGCACGCCGGTTCAACCAGCGCAGCCAAACCAGCAATATACGATCAGTGCGGATATCGATCGCGGTGGCACTAGCGGTGGCGCGGTTTTTGCCCGCATCGTCTGGACGCAGGCTGGTAATGTTCACAGCGTCGGCCCAATGGCGGTTAAATATGCGGGCGGCTTTTCCAACGACGAGGCGGCGCGGGTTTGGGGCACGGGGGCCTGTCCTTCTGACGCCAACGGCTTCTATGTGCAGCTTGGTGTGGAAGGTGTCACCGGCTACCAGCACTTCCGGCGCATCAAGGTCAATGCGGGCCATTATCCGGCGCGCTTCACCGAAGAAGCGGGCATCGTTCAGTCGTTTCAGGCGCTCTCCACGCTGACGACGCAATATGCCTCTCTCTCCAGCACCGTAGCGACTCAGGGCGTGACCATTAGTGCTCAGTCGACGGCGATCACGACGCTCAACGGGAACGTCGCAACGCTGTTCGGTCAATATGTCCTGGACATCGATGTGAACGGTCGCGTGGCGGGCATGAAGCTTGCCAGCAACGGAAGCGCTTCGAGCATAATTTTCCGCGCTGACCTTGTTCGGTTCGAGGATCCAGACCCCGGCACTGGCGCAATGGAGTGGAAAGACCAGGCAATCCAGATGCGGGACGGCGCAGGCAAGCTTCGCATGTACATGGGGTATCGCGCCTGATGCCCTATGTCTTCGAAATGCGGAATGACGCGGAACAGGTCATTTTCGACATGACCCGCAACGGCGGCAATATCCTTGGCACGCTGACCGTGACGGGAACGACCAGCGGATGGCAGGAAATTGACCTATCCTCGGTCCTGCCGCCGCGCTGCGTCCCGTGGATTATCCTTTCTCAGCTTGGGTCGCCTGGCGCGAGCGACGGCGAGGCCTATACCGAAACCACGGCCAACAAGGTGCGATACAATATCGGCGCCACCGCACCATCTAATCAGACCAGGATCGTCTATGGCTTCTACGGCCAAGGCGCTGGCACAAGCAGCTTGCCCAGCGGTTGGCAGGTCACGCTGCTCAATGACAATGACGCCTATTCGATCGGCGACCGGTTTCCGGTCTGGGGGCTGGTTGGGCGTGGTCAGGTATCGGGGACCGGGCGGACCACCAAGACGGTCACCTTCACTGGCGGTCAATATCCGCTGATGGCGGTGAAGCCGAACGGATGCAACGCGGCGGTCGAGCAGCTGGCCTACAACAGCTCGACCAACACCTGGACCTTCACGATCGGGATCTACTACCCGGAAAGCGGCAGCTGGACGGTAGACTGGTACATTTACGACAAGACGCCCACGGCCAAATCCACGGGCTGGATTTTCGAGATTTATGACGCGGCGGAAAATGTGCTGGTGTCTAGCAAATATCCGCCGCTCGCGATTGTCGCCCCGTTCAATCCGGGTGTCAGCAACTTCCCTGCGACGCAGAATTTTGCATCAGGGCGCAGCTACGCGATCCTTGCAACGCCGCGGCCCTATTACTTTCAGAGCGTCGAGACGATCGAGAACGACAGCGGCGTCATCATCGGCACGCAGGTGACCACGCTGGCGGGCGGCTGGGCCATCAGCGGCGGCGACATCACCCGCGCGCGATACAGCCATAATGGCTGGGACACGATGATGACGTTCGACCGGGCGCCCGCGACCATCATGGTGATCGACGTAACCAATCTTTGAAAAGGAGACAATGAATGCATAATCTCGTGAAACTCGTGCAATCCAGCGGCAAGGCCATCCTGTTGCCGGCCGACGCTATCGCCGCCGGTATCCTGCGCACGCTTGAACCCCATGAGCGTAAGAAGAACCCTGAAGCCAAGACTTTCGCCTGGGTCATCATGTCGGGCCAGGCGCAGACCGCTCTGCTGCGCGAAAGCCTGGGCTTCATCCTCAACAAAGCCGGTGGCAACAGCGGTGACCGCGTCGTGCTCAGGGGCCTGGGTGGCACCAAGGTCTCGATGCAGCGCGGCGCTTTCGTTCATGCGATCGAGAGCGAGCGCGTTCTTCGGGAAGACGACAAGCCCACGGGCAAGGAAATCTCGCGCGAGGATGCGACGATCCTCCAGACCAATCTGCATAGCCCGAACGGCCCGGTGGCCTTCTTTGTCGAGGAAAGCGCCGCTGATCTGTTCGACATCTTCAATGCAGATGCGTCGGACGATGATGGCAGCGTGGAATATGATGACGATGGCAATGAAATTGTCGCAGAAGACGAGACCGCCTCGCGCAAAAAGCGTGCGAAAGCGGCCTGATCGATCAGTCCTTCACCGCCGACCAATCGGGCCCGTCCTGCACGTTATAGGCGTCCATTAACTCGATGATGGCGCTGCGAGGTTGCTCAAAACGGCCTAACGTGGCGCCATTCAAGTCCAGATTACTGATATGATAAGCCCGGCCCTTGTCGTCGATGAGGATGGCGACAACGCGCTGGGCGCCAAGATGCGAGGTTAAATCCCCATCAGGGATCGGGCCATCTTTCGGCGGAACGGTTTCCGCCCACTGCTTCATCTTTTCAACCGGGCCGGCGGGTTCGTCGGTCATATCGTGCTCCGTCGTTGGCGGGGCAGCCTACCATAATGCCAGGAGTATGCACATGACCACGTCGAGTCCCACGCCCGCTGAGCTGCTGGCCCAGCGCAATGAAATCGATCGCCAGATCTCCATCGCCAACCTCGAAGGCCTCAAGGCTATTCAGGCCGCGCTGAAGTCCGGCAAGGTCGCCACGCTGGCCGTCGATCTCGAAGCGCTGCTGCCGCAGCTGGCGCCGTCCGGCGAGATGGGATCGCCGCACAGCCAGACCACCAACGTCATCACGACCGTCCGCAACGTGACCAACTTCTTCGACGGCGAAGTGGCGCGCGTGCAGGCGATTGTCGACGCGCAGGTAGCCGCCTGACACATGTCTGATCCGGGCTCGGCCGCCGGCGAGGCAGGGGGAATTATCGCCGGGGCTGTGGCCGTGCTCTATGCCTTGGGCAAAGGCACGGCCTGGCTACTCAACTGGAAGGATGCTCGGGCGCAATCCCGCGCCGCCAAGCTTCAGGTCTGGCACGATGAACTTGCCAGAAAGGAAAAGGATCAGGACGAACGCGACCGGCAATATCGGCAGCATATCGAAACCCAGCTGCGCCGGCTGGCCCTCGAAAACAGGGTGCTGCGGCGAGCATTCGAACTGGTGGCCGAACCGCTGCGCCGGCTGGAGCCGGACAATCCGAAACTGGCGCAGGCGCAATCCATGCTCGACCGCGCGTTCCCGCTCGATCCGGGCCTGCCGATCGACATGGGGGCGCTCCTGTCGATGATCGACGAACCGGGCGGCGAAGCCGAACTGGTCTGATCCACCGCACTACCAAGCTGACAGGGCGCCTTTGGCGCCCTTTTTCATGGAGCACAGAATGCAGAAAATCACCCAATGGCGCCGGGTATGGCGCTGGTGGAGTGTGCGGCTGAGCGCACTTGCCACGATCGTCTGGGCCTATCTTCTGGCATCGCCGGATTTGCTTTGGACTGTCCTCAACAGCCTGCCGCCCGACTTGCGTGACGTGGTGCCGCCGATCGCGCCGGTCGCCGTGTTCGTCGTCGTGACGATCGCGCGGAACCTTCAGCAGGGGCGCGACGATGGCAAATAAGAAGATCGTCTTCGGCGGCACCGGCACCGCGCTGGGCGCCGCCGTCGCTATCATCCTTGCCGGCATTTATCATGATGAGGGCGGCTATGTGAACCATCCGGCCGACCCCGGCGGGGAAACGCAACGCGGCGTGACCAAGTCTGTCGCGCGAGAAGAGGGATACAAAGGGGCGATGATCGCCTTTCCCAAGCAATGCGATGCAGACACACCGATCTGTTCGGACAAGGTCTATTTCGAACGCTTTATGAAGCGGCCGGGTTACCTGCCCATCATCGCCGCATCGCCTGCGGTTGGCGAAGAGCTTGTCAATTCGGCTGTGAACTTCGGGCCGGCGCGGCCCTCCGCTTGGCTGCAGCAATCGGTCAACGCGCTATGCCCGTCGTCCAGGCTGAAAGTCGACGCACGCGTAGGCGCCGGCACCCAAGGCGAGTTCCGATCCTGTCAGCGCATCATCGGCCGGGTCAGCTTTTGCCTGATGATGCTCGACCAGATGGATGGCCGGCAGAAGGCTGAATATGACCGCCTGGTCCGCGTCAATCCGCGACTCAAAGTTTTCTATCGCGGTTGGGTTAATCGGCGCATCGGCAACGTCGATCGTGCCAAGTGTCAAGCAGAACGCTGA